AAATTTTAAAGCAGATTTTATAGCGTCACTATCTAAAGCAATATATATTTTTTCAACCTTAGATGACACTATTTTTTTCATTAAACTAGATTGAATATTTTTTCCTAACAGCGGGATAGCATTCCTTTTGATGGCTATGGCGTCAAATGGTCCTTCACACAATACCAACGGGCTATTCCAGTTTATAAACATTTCAAATGGCACTATATCACGCGATACTGATGGGTTTTTATATTTACGGAAAGGTTCTTTTTCAAAACTTCTAGCTGTAAAGTAATTTAAAGTACCATTAGCATCGTATGAAGGGATAATAATCATGTTTTGGTATTCTCCACCTTCACAATATCCCATATTATATTTAATCATATCCTCCATTGTAACATCTCTTTTCTTTAGATAAGCTAAGGCATGGCGAGACATTAGGCTGGTAGGCTTGTCTATAAATCTAGTAAATTCTGGGGGGAGAGATAAATCATGTTTTACTATTGTTTCTTCAACAAAAGATCCCTGGGGTATTAATTTCTTGGCTTCGGCTATTTTATCATATGCCTCTGCTTTTTTAAGTAAATTAGGTATAGTTTTACCTCGAGTATTACATACCCAACAATGCCAAGGGTTATGACCCTTTTTATTTTCCGTAAAATTAACCTCTAATTTGGGTTTCTGATGTTTACAAAAAGGACAGTGATAAGCATAATTACCTCTGGATGTGGTTTTTCCTTTTCCTAAAACAGAATCAACTAGAGTTACTAGTAGGTGATTTACCATGAGCGTGAATATACGCTGAATAATTTAAATATCCAAGTCTTTGGTAAAGAACTTACCTAAAATATTATCATTATAATACTCATCAGGTTTTTCCAATACCTCTAGCTGGAATAGGTATTTAGTTTCTAGGTATGTAAGGTGTTTTTTATTAAAGCCTATCTCGATAATTTGTTTATGCAAACTCTCCAGCGTAACTTCACCTTCAGCGATTTGGTTTTTTAGATGTTTATTAGATCCATAATATTTTTTCCAATCACTTTCTTTACTCACAATTTTATGCAATGCTCTTCTCCCCCGACCGCTCTGTTCTGCTAGTTCGGATTTTTTGAGTTTTGTTTTTTTATTGTGATATAAAACCTTTTTTCCAATATATTTTTTACCCTCGGGGGTAATCACTTTATACACAAACCCAAATGTATTGAGGGGAAATTGTGATATGTCCGTGATTTCTTTTTCATTATATAACCAATTCATTATTAATTTTTAAGGATTAACTTGCTGTGCTGTTAAAGGTACTAAACCATTATTAGCACTACTTCCGGATTCCCAATACATTACTTGGAATACTGATGTAGTATCTGCATTTGAGAACATTTGAACCCCTTCATTATTATAAAAACTACTTGAGTTATGTCCTACGTTATAGAAATATCCATAAAAAGTTCTTGAACTTCCTGCTATTAATTCTACTTCTAAAATAGCATTATCTCCTACATCTAAGGTACTATCTGCTCTTAAAATAAAAGGTGTAGTTGTATCATCGCTAAGATTTTGTACTGCTATACGATTATATCCTCTAGGAATTGTATATTCATACCAATCAGCATTAATATCAAATGTAGTTGCATTTTCACTTCTAACATAAGCTGTGGCATTATTAACTGTTACTGTATCATAAGCTACTGTAATAAATCCAACCCCCTCAGAAACACTTAAACCACTAAATGTGCGATCGGCTCCATTTTGTCCAACAAGTCTAATTGATCCACTATTAGCAAGTTGTTGAGTAAACAAATAATAATAATCCCCTGCTCCTCCTGCACTTCCCGTATTTATAAAAAGTTGACCTGGTGCTGTAGGAGTTGTACCATCGAATCCAATAGCATCTGCTCCAGGATTTCCTGATGAGATTGTAGTATCAATAGTATATCCTGAGACACTTTCATCAATACTATAAACAAGATTAGGTTGAACTACTCTAATATAATTATTATCTCCATTTCCACCTGTAGAAGTACTCCCTCCAGCAGTTGAGTTATCTATACTTCCTGCAATTCCCTGACAAGTTATTGTAGCAGCTTCTCCTGAAGTTACTGTAGGGGCACTCGTAGCAAATACTGTAGCAGAATAAGTAGAAGTACCTACGGGTGAAGCTTCTCCATTAGGACATCCAATTTCAGCATCCCACGCCGTGTTATTCATTGGAGCATATACTTTAAAATCACCATATTCCACAGTAGAAAGATTTTTATCAAAAGTAATAGTAGTAGTTCCTGGGGAAGTTACTGTAGGATACCCATCACTCTCAGTACCTGGGATTGATGTATTTGGGTAAGCAAGGTTAGTAATGGGATCTATAAGACCATCTAATGCCGTAGTAAATGATGATCTGTTACCTCCCCCAATATTATATGAAGAAGCTCCTCTATATCCACTATCCGCAGCTATACTTCCATTATATTCAACTATAAATCTATCAGGTACAGAATAAGCAACTCCTATTATAGCAACATTACCTGTTGAAGTTCCAAAATTAATAGGTTGTTGGATAGGGTATCCAACTCCACCCGAATATCCCGCACTATTTCCACAATCAATAGGGGGTAATACAATTAAATTTTGTGTACCACCATCACAGTCACAGCTATCATATGTTATAGTAGATTGACCTGAAGTACTAGGGGTTATAGAATATTGATAACAAGTTAAACCACTTGTACCTGATGAACCTGAAGAACCTGAAGTACCTGAAACACCAGATGAACCTGATGTTCCTGAAGAACCTGCTATAGATATTCCTGAAGTACCAGATGAACCTGAAGAACCTGAAGAACCTGAAGTACCTGATGATCCTGAGGTACCTGATGTGCCTGATGATCCGCTTGTACCTGATGATCCTGATGTACCTGAACTACCTGAAGTACCGCTTGATCCTGATGTACCTGAAGATCCTGATGAACCTGAAGTACCTGATGAACCTGATGTACCACTTGAACCTGAGGTACCTAGAGTGGTTGATTGTGTTTTAACAATATCTCCATCTAAAACTAAAACATCAGTTTGACCTGTAGTAGTACTTAATCCCTGGAAGATTACACTTCCAGATGTTGTAAGGCTTCCACTAATTGAAATATCATAGTCTTGGGCAGCTGTAAAGGCATCTACAGATTGAGATACATGCCATGATTGTATCTTAAAATTTTGAACTACCTCATCAGTAGCAGGAATAAATATTTTTTTTAGTTGTTTAGCCATGAGATTATTTAAAATTAACTAAGAGTAGAAGGTTGGAATGAAGTATCATATGCATTTAAAGGAATTAACCCATATTCACTGCTTGATCTTTCCCAATATTGAAATTTAAAAATTTGGGTTGTGCCATAATTCCCGTTATTAGTAGATATTGAATATACTTGGGGGGTACTTGGAGTAACAATTCTTGGTAAAAATTGTCTACGAAGAGTAGCTCCTGAATCACTTGTATTAAATGAAATAAAACTAATAGTAGGACCAGTGGTTCCGGTTTGTCCCGTATTAGGAAACCATTTTGCTTCTACAATTAATTCATCGCCTGAATTTAAACCTGATCTAAAAGTCTCATCTAACCAAAATCCAAATAGGGTTGAACTAACATCATCCGTACTTGAAAGGTTTCCGTATTGAATTGTAGTGTAATAATTTTTAATAGGATATATAGTAGAAGTACTAACATTATTTTTAGGTCTGAGTCTAAATACATTAACAGCTGTACCTGCGGTAAAATCAGTACCTCCTTGAGTCGATTGATACTCGAGAGTCATGTCTAAATAATCTCCTTCAATAGGATCATTTAATAACGAAACACTTTTAATATTATAAGTAGCCCAACTTGATCCTGCCCCTGTAGCAGTATTTCCTATTACAATTTGAGACATTGAAACAGGAGTTACAACATTCATTTCTTGAGTAAAACTTCCTATATTAATTTTAATTCTACTAGTACTTGCTTTAACCCCATTATTAATTACCATTTCGTTAGCACCAGGAATATCTGTCATAAGAGCATCTATAATAAATTGATACGATCCAGCTCCTGTTAAATCGTCAGCAGTATTACTGTTATAATCAATCCGATCAACTTCTACATCTAAATAATTAGAACCTGAATAGTTAGTAGAAACTTGAACTATATTCCCTGCAGTATCTGTTCCTAGATTATAAGTAGGTGTTGAAGACACAAAATCTCCAGAACTATCATATTTTAGTAATTGAATTTGACCATTATACCCAATTTTCATCTTTTCGCTAGGAACATTAGTAGTATTAGTCCAAAAAGTTATTGCTGAAGGGGCTATTTTCCATTCCCCACTAGCATATACCCAATTTGCATTATCTGGTTCAAATTGAATTTTAGCATGTTCTATACCTGTAGCGTCATCAGGCATTTTTCCAACAATATTCCCTAAATTAACTGTGGAAAGTGTAGGAGAAGCAACATCGTTAGTTAATATTAAATTGGATTTTCCTGAGGTTCCATCATCTGCAGAAGAAATTCTTAATGTTTTATTAACATCATCCCAAGTTAACTCAGAATCTCCTGCTGGATTATCATCACCATCAAAATATAATACTTGAGTATCTAAACCTGTTACAGCTGTTGCAGATGTGCCTGAAGAACCACTAGTACCTGATGAACCTGAATTTCCTGCAGGACCTACAACTGAAGTACCTGAAGTACCACTTGAACCCGAAGTACCTGAACTTCCATTTCCTGAAGTGCCACTTGAACCAGAAGTACCTGAAGAACCTGATGCACCTGAGGTGCGTTTTTTTAATGTACCTGTAGAAGTATCAATAACTACAAAATCAGTAAGGGCAGCATCTGTATTTAACTCTTTAATACTTACTGACCCAGTTACATTTAAACTACCACTAATTGAAATATCATAATCTTGGGCAGCTGTAAGAGCATCTACAGATTGAGATACGTGCCATGAATTTACAGTAAAAGCTTGTACTACTTCATCAGTACCTGCTGCGAATATTTTTTTTAATTTTTTTGCCATGAGATTATTTATCTATGTTTATAAGTATGGTAGTATCTGTAGTTTGCGAAGTAGGAAGAGGTTGAGATAGCTTTCCTATTGCTATTAAATCTTGATTTTCATTATACAACCCCACAGTAGAAACATAAGGACTAAAGTCAGAACCCGTTACAAATCCTTTATATTGGTTACTTCCTGAAATGAGAATTTCATTTTGTCCAAAATTTTCTAATAAACTAGGATTTAATGAATAATTATATTCATTAGCTCTTATAGTACATTTATATTGAGTTTCGTATATATCAAATGATGAAGAAAAAGAACAACTAATATTTCTAGTATCCACAAAATTTCTTATCCAAGAAGGATCATTAGTAAAACTCCCAGTATCTCCTCCATAAAAATTATTCCCGTAAACATCAGCCCCATAACCACTAACAACTCTACCCGTTAAAATTGCAATTCCTTGTTCATATATAATATTACCACAATGTTCATTATCTAATAATAAATTACCTTCACCATCATCCTTTATATCATAATAAGTAGCCCCTGCAGAACCAGACCCAAATCTTATAGTAAAAGATGAAGGTTGAATATAATTTCCATATAATTTAGAAGGTACTGACAATACTCCTATTGCGGCATTTTTATCTGTTGAAAATCCCCGATCTGGGGTTAGGTTTGATTGGGGGAAATTATAAAACCGTCCACGAGAAGTTTTTAATCCCGTTAACCTATCCCCTTCAACATCAACCCCAGGTACTAAACTTGCAGTAGCAGGTGAATCCCCTGTAGCAGATGTAGTAAAATTTGAATAATAAAGCTGTTTAATAGAATCATATACTAATTTTTGATACTGAGTAGAAAAATACCCTGTAGTTGGTTCAGTAATGGTATTAAAAAATCCTTCCTCTGGGGTATTAACAGCTAAAAATCTATCTATATAAGCTTGATTTAAAGTATCTCCCAATATAATTTCTTGCCCATATATCCCTGTTCCATAAACTGTTCCCCCATAAGGGGATAAGGATTGTACACTTCTACCAATAAAAGAAAATCCTTTATTAACCCCAAATGGAGTTATAATTACATCTTGGTTTGTAAGTGTTTTTAAATAGCTCATTCATTAGAAATCTAGCTTAACTCTAACGAGTGCTTCTTTTGTAAAATCTTTAATAAGAGGTTTACTTAATTTAGCTACTGCTAGTAATTCATTTTCATCATTATACATTCCTATAGTAGTAATAAATGTCTGAGGTGCATTAATAAAATTATTATAAAGTACAGCCCCTGTTGAACCTGAAATAAACGAAGGATTTTCAGAATAATTAAATTGGCTATTTTTTGCTCTTACGAAGACATAATCAGAAGTTATATTTTCTTGACTATTTAAAGTAAAATTACCTGAGCTTGATATAGCATTATATAATGTAGCAGGATTATTATCTGTTGTATTAGAGTTATATAAAGTATTTAATCCTACTCCTCCTCCACTTGATTCTAAATTTAAAGCAGTTGCATTTAAAATTATAGTTCCAATATCTGGGAGGAATAATCCATAAGAACCTGATGCTGTCATGCCATTAGCAACAGCATCTGAAGGGGTTGCTCCTGTCCCCACAGCTTTTCCTGCTGATCCTGATACTATTTGGAATACTCTTCCTGCTTCATTAAATACAGTAGTTGAAACATCATTGCTATTATCAGTTAACCGTAAATCAAAGTTTCCCCCTGCACTTGAACTCCTAATTAATAAATCTAAAGTTCCAGGAAAGATACTACCTTTGTATTTACTTCTTTCTATAGAAAGAGCATAAAAACTTTGAGTAACAGGAGTTACCCCACCAAAAATAAATTGATTATTTTCATCTCCTAAAACAATATTTTGCCATTGTCCATATACAGTAGAAGTATAGGATTTACCATCAATTCCAGCATCATATAATAAAGATCCAGAACCCGCAGCATCACCAAAAGCAATATTAAATTGTATTTCTGCCGCTGTTTGAGTAGAACCCGTTTGATATATATTTAAATAATAATTTCCACTTGTTGAAGCTACTTGAACTGAAGAAGTATTAAAGCTAGTTAATGTAGGGACATTACCAGTCCAAGCACCTGCAGTAACACTATCAGCACTAATTAAAAAGTCGTCAGGAGAAAGTCTAGTAAATGACATTATGCGTTAGTTTTTGTAATTTTTATTGGGATGGTAATTCTAGCTCCACTATCTCTTCCTACAATTTGTAAAGTAGTATTTAATTCAGTATTTGATCCAAATAAAGTATTCACTGTAGTAGCTGTCATGTTAATAGTTGTGCCAACAACTGTACTAGAAACATTAGTACCTAACGTTTCTGTTTGGTTTAATGCTACAGCTCCTTCTGTTTGAATTCCTACACCGTTAAAGGTATTTAATACTCTAACATCTGCTATAGTAGCAGTATAACCATTAGCTTCAAATACTTGGTTATTACCTAAGTAATTTAAAGTTTGTGGTGTAATTGCTAATGAAGCACCTTGTTTTAAAGTAACTTGAGAAAAACCTAAATCTAATACAGGCATTTTAGCTGTACCTCTAGGTAAAGTTACTAATTTATATCTTAAATTTTGAGTAGTTTCAGGAAAAGCCTCTAATAAGGGCATGTTTTCTATAGCTTGACCATAAAAAGCACTTCCTGAAGGGTGAGTTGGATTATATAAAGTATAATCAATTTCATCATCTGAAAGAGCAAATTGAGTAATTCTAAAAGAACCATCTCCTCTTGCTAAGAGCTCTCTACCTTTGTTTGTTAAGATAGCATCTACTGTTACTACCGAATTATTTAAATATCCCATTGTTTATAAATATGTGGTTATAAATATTATTATTTTTAAGTTTCGTTATCTGTTATTATTCCTCTTTCTTTTAAATTAAGAATTATACTATCTAAATTTTTTCTTAATTTTTCAGTAGGATATTCTGGTAAGATAATACCATTAAAGCCAGTTGTTCCACCTATTTTTTTAACATCTAAAATTATATAAACAGGATTGGTAACATCTACTTTATGTAAAACAAAACTATTTAAAACTAGGTTATAAGGTAATACTGAATTAAGCCGTAATTTTAATCTTCCATCAGCATCATCTGAGGGTTCTATTACTTCATAAATTGTATAATCATTTTCTTTATTATAACCAAACCTAATTCTATCACCTGGGTTGACAATAAAAGGTATAGTTACAGGGGAGAAATTAAACCCTGGCTCTAGTGCAGCTTGAACATTTTGGGAATTTTGAGTATTACCATAATTTAAAGAAATTTCATCTGAAGCTGTTACCCAAAAATTATCGCTATTAAAAAAGTTAGGGTCCTTACTCCAAAATGGTAAATTAGTAGCGGGAGCAGTGGTTTCTGGGGTTTGGGAGGTAATTTTAAAGTTAAGATAATTAATTTGTAATTGACTTGTAGCTCCACTTGGTAAATTCATAGTTATTTGAGCCTTAAATGTTCCACTAATTAATTCTTCTCTAGTAATTGGTATAGTATGGGTAAATGATTCTATGTAAGGGACACCTGTAGCCGGTGCTTCTTCTAAAGAAAAAGGTAGGGTATTTCCAATTACACTTCCATCTTTTGTTAATTCAATTGTCCCTGAGACAGCCTCATCATTCCAGCTTTCTAATTCGGTACTTATTGAAAATACTACATTTTGAAGTTGATCTGCAGGAGAAACATCTAAAGCAGTCGTAGTATAAGTACCTACAGTTGCATCTACAGTTGCTATTATAGCTTCTGGAGATTGAGAGGGTGTATTATAAGTACTAAATGAATTAGCCCCATCTCCAATAGTAGCTGCTCCTTTATTTAACCAAAATAAAGCCCTTGGGGTAGCATTTGTATTTATATCACTATTAAAATTAAGAGAATTAATATTAGCCCCTTCACTAGATCCTGTTTGTGAGTATAAAATAGGTTCTTGTTTACCAATTGCTGCAATTTTTTTTCTCCCTACTAATTGACCATTTACAGCACTTGCAGCATCATTTCTAACAATTACGTTTTTCCCAATTTCAAAATTTTGATTTAAATTAATCAAAGAATCATAATCCTCAGAAGGCTTACTTACATTACCATTTTCATCAACCAAATAAGTAATAAAATAAGCAGTTTGATCTATAATTTCAGGCCCTGTTCCTCCTGCTCCAATAAATACTGCAAAATAACTTTGGTTTCTCTCAGCAACTGGTAAACCTCCTAAAGCTCCATTTACTGGGCCTAAAAAATTATTCAATTGTTGTTGTTCAATTGAAGTATTAATTAAAGTTTGGGGTTGTGAAGATGGTGCTTGTGGCATTATTTATTATAAATATTAAAATCTGTTGAACTATTTTGGCTTCCATCATACCTACCATTAGACCAACCCATTTGAGTATAATTTGAATCTTGGATAAAAGCTTTTGGTGCAGATCCACTATATAGTAATCCAAAATTAGTAGGAATTGTACCTCCTGTATTGTAATCTATCTGCATAAAAGTTTGAGAATATTGGGGTGTATCAACATTTCCAAAAACAGCATTATAATTAGACCAATCGAATTCTTCAACTTCAGGATTAATATTAATTAATATAGGATTAGAGACTTGAGGAGGTTGTATAGTAGATTGATTAATTTCTTCTGTTACTTGAATAATAGTAAAAGACCCCCCAAATAAACTAAAATTTACTCCCCCAAAATAATATCGACCCCCAAAATTATCATTTAAACTACTTTGGGCGCTAATAGTTTGGGTACCTGCCCCAGTTATATTAATTACATTTAAAAGTTGTATTCCATAGTTTTCCCAAAGATTAATAGGAATCCCTTCTACCCAAGCATCTACACTTCCTTCAGGTATTAAAACTGAAAGATAAATAGGTGATCCCACTATACTACTTACAGTTATACTAGAGGTTACAGATGTAGGGGTATTTGCTAAATTAAAATCTAAAAGATCAGTAGCATCATCATAATACCCACCCCCATTTCCACCTGCAACAAACAATCCCCCATCATTATCAGGATTCCACACTGCTACTTCTAATTGATTTAAAGTTTTAGACACAGGAGATTTAAATAAGTTAAGATCTAAATTTTTAACATTATTAAGTGAAGAAGTGTTTTCAACAGGAATAACTCCCATTAAATAACACCCGTCTTGTTCTTGAGTAGTTAGAATATTATATTGAGTGGGGCCTATATCAGGATAGTTTAATATAAGATTATCTGCGGCATTTAATTGAGATCCAAAATCTTCCCCATCCTTATCAATTTTATTAATTTTAAGATATTTTACCCCTTTTGTTAAAGTTTGTCCAAAATCTGGTTGGATTGGTGGTGCTGCTGCCATTTTTATTTATTTTTATCCTGAAGTAAATGCTGATTGTTGAGGGCCTGGAGAGCTTCCTTCCCCAGTATCTAAGAAACTACCAGTATCATACCATAAATATATTTCTCCTTGTTTTGGTATAGAACGTGCATTCAGAAATGGAGTAGATGGAGTTACACTACTACTATAAAAAATAATATCATAATTTATTTCTAAAGTAGAAGGTTTTTTAGCCGTGTTTTCATCATTCAATTCTCCTGTAGTAGCTATAAATTCACTACCACTAAACTCACCATCATAAAATTCTTCTTGAGTAGTATGAACTATAATTTGGGGTCCTACAGGTGTATCTACTGAAGATGACCAACTTTGAGTTACAAAAGGAGATATTGGATTAAATAATGACTGAGATTGAAAATCAACACTCTCAGGACTATTTGCTAAAGTATTAACATTATTAAACCCACCCCCAGTACTACCACTAATAAACCCTGATTCTATAGATCCTGTATAATAAGGTTCTGAATAAGATACCTCAGGAAGGGGAACTCTATTTCTTTCAAGTAAATGTTGTTTAATTACTACCCCTGAAGCTAATGAAGTACTAGCTGGGATAAAATCTTTAATCATTTTAAATAAAGAATTATCAAAATATTTAATAAGTCTTATATAATCAGTCCAATTATAATTACTAGAATACTTTTCAAAGTAAGTATCGCGTAATTTATCCAATGCAGGATATGAGGTGACAGACTGCGACAATAACCGGGGGTCTCCGATATAATCCCCTATATTAAAGTATCCTAGGGAAGCATTAATGTCATCATTGATTTCATTTTGTGGTGAAAATGCAACTTCAACATAATTTACATCTCTAGTATAAGCACTACTACTTTGTGGGTAGTTTTGTTGAATACTTCTATAAGGAGATAAAGTACTCCCAGTAGCAGGTAAAACTAAATCTTGACTTCTAATCTTTTCAGAAATACGATTTTTAATACCTACAGCAGGCTGGTCATAATATATAACTTCAGTTTGAGGATAAAATATCACATCAGAATTAACAGTATAATTACTAGTACTATTAAAAGAATTAGTTACATATGAACCTGTTATCTTAGGATGAATTGAAGTTAAAGTACCTGTACTAGTACTTAATTCACTACCTAAAGGAGCCCTAAAAATAAGATTATCAGCAGATGATGATGGATGAGTACCTTCAATAGAATAGGGGTTCATTACATAATCATGAAATATATTTTCACTTTGAGTTACATTGTAAAATCTTATTTCTTGAAATGATCCTGTTAATCCATAATAAGCATTTCCTCCTAAGGTAACACTATTATTATTATTATAGGGAAAATTAATTGCTGCGAAGATGGGGTTAACCCATGCTGCAAATGTGGTATTTACAATACTGCTAGTAGTAAATCCTATTTTAAAACCATCATTTCCATTATATATAGAATTAGCTGCTCTTAAAACTACATTAACATTATCACCTGAAACTCCTTCTCCCCTGGCAACATGAACACCCCACCAATTTCCGTCATAAAAAGGTGCATCAACACTAGTAAGTTTAGTTGTACCATCCCATAAAGATAAAGCAGCATAATCATTAGAAGCTGATGGGATTGCTCCTGAATATGATGCACTACTATACCCCGAACCAGTATAGTCTAGAGTTAAATAAAAATTACCAGCTCCTTCATTAAAAGAAACTATACTATATTTGTCTTCTGATGGTAAAATATCTCCTGCTTTAAATCTAAAAAACATAGACTCAGGATTATCATCATAACTATTCCAATCTGAATTTACATTCCAATTTATTTCTATATGATTGTTATTAGAAGAACCACTAACATAAGCAGCATAATTAAATTGATTTTGGAAATAATCCCAATCATTTGTATTATCTTTATCCTTTCCCCCAAATTCAGATATTCTCAAAATTGTGTCAGGAATACCAAAACAATTAATAAGAGCTCTTAAACCAGCTACAGTACCTTTTTTATTTAAAAGATAAGGTAAATTATGGTATAAACGTTTATAAGTAGATTTATTTATATTTTCTAAGGGATAGGCATCATTAGAAGCAGTAACATAGTTAGTAATTACTTCTGAACCTGTGGGGGGTAATAAACTTCCTGAAGCATTAATGCCTAATAGAGCAGAATATAAATCATCTGATGAAAAATTATTTTGGTATAATTTTAAGCCTGCTCCCCTTAAAGCATCTGCTACTAAATCTTTAGAAATACCATAATCTAACCTATTATCATTATTAAATCTATCAGTTAAAGTGTTTATATAAGAATATAATATATCAAAATGTTGACCTATCATATTTAAAAACAATTCATATCCTTCGTTAGCAGGATCTTCTCTTAAGTAAGTAGGAATAGTATTACATAAATTATCTTGATTTTCTTCATCATAAAGTGAAGCGGTGTATAGCCTACCTCCATAATATGCCGAAGATTCATTTGCACTTCCCATCCAACTTATTACCTCAGCACTTCCGGTTGATTGAAGATTATAGGGTTGTGTTGAATTAGACTTAGGATATGCTAAAGCACCTGAAGTATAATAAAGGTAATTTTCATACCCATCAAAATTTTCAATTATATCTGTAATTTGGTTTTGATATACTCCTAGAGAAGAAGACACATTTCCCCCTGGGGAGGATACTCCTGTTAGAGTATTTATACTATTTTGGTAAGATTCTATTTGACCTACTTTGTAGTAAAAATTTAAAATTCTTTGATAAGCAGAACTAAAATGAATAAAATTATCAAAGTTAGTATAATCTATATTAACTGTTATACCCTTTTGATTAAGGATATTTTGAAGTTCATTATATGAAGAAGTTAATTGAGTATTTTGTTCTAAAGAAGTATAATCTTGTTGGACTGTAGAATTATTAGTTTGGTCTGATAATTGATAGCTAAAATTAGGACCTTTTATTTGTTGAATATCTTCTTCAATAATAATAGGGGTAGGAGGTAATACTAAATTAAACCCTACAGTTTCTGCTGATTCAAGTACTACTTTAAGTTGAGTATCAACTTCAATAGAACTAGGTAAAGGTTGATATAATTTTATTAAAATGCTATATTCTTCAGTAGAAGTATCTAAAAGAATATTATTAGCTATATAATAGGAATTATTAATTTCAATATAAAAATCTTTAAATAACCCTTCTACTTCTAATGAAGAACTAAAATTTTGGACTAATCCTTCTACCTCTTTATTAGATACATTATTTACTGATAGTCTTATTTCTGTTCTACTAGGAGAAATTGTTTGGATAAAATAATTATATTCATCCGATTTTATAGCTGTTTTATAAAAGTTATAATATACATTATAAACCCCTTCATTATACCCAACTTTTTCTATATCTTTAACAGGAAAAACAACAACAGAAGATATACTTTCTTCATTTAATGTGTTTTCATAATTTCTAATACTAAAATTAGAAACTTTCCCACTTGACAACAAATCCCCAGTAACAGTTTCCACAGAAAAAATAACTTGATCCGTTACAGGATTAAATTCTGAAGAGGAGTTTATTACAGGAATAAGTACTTCTTGAGAAGTATTATATTCTTGTTGAGTAGCTCCTTCGGGGTTAGCTAGTGGGGTTAATGTTATCATCAGTTGTTAAATCTATAATATTTTGTTGTAATTCAAGATTTTCTTCTCTTAAAACAGTAATTTCATCAAAAAGAGCTTGCATTTCATCCGAAATACCTTGAGCCCCCACATATTCTGTGCTTTGTTTTATTAAAAACTCATGTGAATTTATATCACCTTCTTTTGGAATTTCATAAAATAAATCATTATACAATACAAAAAATTCATCAACACTAACTGGTTCTTCAATAGGTGGAGTTGGGGAGACCAACTCAGTAAACTGAGTGTTAATAACATTTAAATAAGCAGGTTTATTATAAAGCTTCTTAGATAATTTTAGTTCACTCCCTGAGTTATATGGTTTGAGTGAGTTATCCATTTATTACTTTAAAATAATAGTTATCATTTAATATAAGTGTTTCACCTCCCAAAATGGTTTTAATTAAAATCTGATAGTATCTTTCTGGTTCTAAACCATTCATGTATAAAGTAAAGTAACTACTTTCACTATCAGCACTTACTTGAGTATAATTAGTATCAAAATCTATTACAAATTCATTAGTATCTAAATCCTTTATAGCATAATATGAAGATGTAGGTAGATAGTGATTGATGGAGTATAATGAAGCAGTTTGGAATACCCTTTGTGGAAATTGAGGTCTACAATTTATTCTAAACTTTTCAATACTTCCCCTATTAAAAGTCCCTGGGTTGTTACCTAGAGAAGCTACCATTTGAGTAGTATCTATGATAGTATTAGTCGAAGATCCGGTATTAAAATCATAATCCCTCCATTTCATTGCCAACTCAGGAGGGTATATAGTATGAGTATCTATAGAAAAATATTTTATAGTAGTAACATAATTCCTATTTGCTACAAATTCATCACTCTCACTTTGTTTAACTATAAATCCATCATTTAAAAATCCTCCTAAAGAATTAGACCCACTATACCAAGTTAAAACGGTATTAGTTACATCTACATTTAAATCTTTATCACTAGAGTAACTTAATTCTTGAGATTGAGTAACATTTAAGCCTAGTGCAGATCCCGTATACCAGGTACCCCCTCCTGGGTTATTAGATTGGTATGAAGCTGTAGCATAAGTTTGGAAAGTAGTAGGCCAATTTCCATCATTAGCACTTAATCTAGAAGTCCAACACACCCCATTTTGGGTTTGGGGTCTATTAGGATACCTCCCAGTACCCATATTCCAAGATCCTGATATAGGATAGACTTCTAAAGTAGTAGTAGAATTTAAACCCGTTATATCTGATATGTAAGTTTTTAGATTAGATTGAAATGAAGCTGTTCCTATTTTATTAGTTAATATATCCTCTATTTCAGATTGAGAAAATTTAACTAGAAATCTACTTACTTGGGGGTCTGCAGATGTAAAAAAAGTAGATACATCTAATATTTCATCAACCCCTGTGTTTAATAAGGGAAATTGAGAATATATAGAAGCATCTTTTTCGGGAAATAATTTATATACTGCCATAATTTATTTTTATAATGGTACTACTCTACCTTTAATATCGGTATTAGGAAATTTAACTTCAAAAATAGAAGGATCTTGTGATGGATAAACTACTCCACTTTGAGTAGCTCCTATTACATCATAAGCATACTTAGAATAACCTAAACTTTCACCAACTTTATTTACAATTTCAATACTTTTAATATTTTGAACTCCCTTAACACTATCGCAAGTACTTAATACAGTATACAACTCATTTATAAGAATAGGCTTATTAATTTGCATATTCTCTACATTAAAATATTCTTGTAATCTTCTTATACAACTTGATAATACTTCATTACTGTTATAATTAGGTAATACTACAATTTCAAAATTAACTCCTATATTAATAATAAAAGCATCTTTTATTTTGATAGAATCATTAATCATTCTATATTGGGATAGATAAGTAGATAAATTTTGCTTTAAAGCACTACTAGCATTTACAAATTGACTGCTATCATTATAAGCTAAAATATATAAATCTAAGACTGAATTAGACTCTCCTGGTAGGGTATTTTCTAATTTAGGAGACTCAGCATATACTTTTGCTATGGATCCATATTGAGAAGGTAAACTATAAGATCTTACTAAATAATCTTCTTGAGTTACTGCTCTAAGTTGGGATGCATAGCTTGACAAAGAATTAAGCCTTAAATCTTGTGGAGAATCACCATCACCTCCCCCAGTAGCTGGGTTTGGGTTATTTACTGCTAAGGAATTAAATGTAGTTTGTGCTAAAGTAGCATCTAAATTATCAGTGCTAAATAAAACATTTCCTGTGTTTGTTATGGAACTTAAAGTATTAGCTGGGATATTAGCTCCGACACCTCCTCCAGTTAAATACCTTATAGTTAAAGTAGTATTAGAGGGAGCAACACCATAAGTTTTATCAAACATAAAATTAGTAGGAGAATAAGCAGTTGTTAACTTATTTTGACTAAATGGTAAACCTATACCTACATTATTGGGGTTTGGTACAATTTCCTCAGCAAAATCATTAGTAGTTCCTGCACCAAATTGTAATTGTAAAGTAGCAGATCCACTATTTAAATTATTACTACTTATAAATCTAGAAACAAATCGATTAGGAACTTTTTTAAGCCTTAAAAGTGAAGGCACATTACCCGACTCACTTGTAGTATTAGGATCAGGACCAAAAGGATTAGTATTCTGTATTGTTTCAAATACTGTTTCTTGAGCTAAATAATCTACCTCAGTCCACTCGTTCCCATCACTATCAATTATATCTAATATTCCCAAAGGTTGGCTAGCTATAATATTAGTTGTTAAAAATTGCTGAGGATCTCCAATTGAAATTGTTGTAGTATTAATAGTAGCAGATATTGCTTCTGCTTTCTTTTTAAGGAGGAAAGATGTTGGATTTCCCCCTGATATTTCATAAACGGATACTGTTGTAGGATCTAAAGAACTAGACTGACTAAAATCAATACGATTTTGTGTTAAAAATGATACACCCGCAGTACCTGTAACAGTAGAATTTTCTTGTATTATTAAAGAATAATTAAAATCAGGAACATATTCACTACCTACTAAAATAGCAGGAACTGTTTGAAAAATTTCTAATTCTGTAGTAGCAGCTGAAGAAACAGATGGTTTATATCCAAACATATAAGCTAAATCATATAGATTATTACTTTGCTTGGCATATTGAATAAAATTTTCCTGGATTTGGTTGTCAGTATAAAAAGCCATAACATCCCCTACGTAAGAAGCCATTTCAATAAACAACATACCCGGAGAAGCAGCACTAAAATCTGTAAAAGTGTTAGGAAAATATGTTTGGGAAAAGTTAATAAGGTTCGACCTCATCTCAGTGAAATTTCTGTTGATATACTCAACATTTCTATTAACTTTTTTACTTGTATTTAAAGATAAGGACATTATAGGGGCATATTAAATTCTACAAATTCATTTAAACTAGAAAAAACTGAGTAAAATATTTGAATTGTAACTGAGTAGTAATCTTCATCAGCTATGGTTTTTACTTCTTTTAATTTAATCGTAGGGAATATTAAACTAATATCTTCCTCTATACTTTTTTTAAGAATTTCAAGTGAAGAAGGATCATTTTGCTCAAAAAGAAAAGCTTGAACATTACTGCCAAAAGAAGGATTAAAAATTCTTTCTCCTTTAGCTGTTAAAAAATAATTAATAAGATTATACTTTATTTGTTCTGCAGTGGTATAATTAATATTAAAAACAGCATCGGAACCTGAAGTAGCAGGAGATTGGAAAGGTACAGACAGCCCAATACCCACAGTGGGGTATTGATCAAACGCTGGTATATTTCCAACTTTGATAGCCATTATTTTTTATTTATTAATCCCATTATTTGGTCCATTCCTAATTCTCCAGGAGGTAAATCCCCACCAGGCATTGTACCTTGGGGATTAAATCTAGGTTTAACATCTGCTGAAGTAAATGAAGCTGCGGTTTCACCTAAAATATCAGCATATTTAGCTCTACGGTCTTCAGTTACAGGAACAGATTTAATAACCTTAGAAGGGGTTTCAACTATAGTTTGTTTAGGAGCCTTAACAGCTTCTAATAAAATTTCTCTTAATTCTTCTTGTATGGCCTCTTTAACGGCCTCTTTAATTAAAGATTTTAATACTTGCGATTTCATTGTTTATAAATATTTACTTAATAAGCTTTTAAATTATCTCTGTCAATAATGAATTTTAATTCATTAATCATTATTTGTTCTACTTGGGTAAAGGAAAGTTCGGTTTGGATTAGCACTATTCCATCTTGATTTTTCCCAAGTGCCCTTATTCTATCTACAGTAGGTGAATAAGGAACTTTTTCTATTTCTAAAATAAATCCTTGATATGTTGATAAATTAGGTGATTCTTCAGCCTGCTGCTCAACTTGAGCAATCTCAACTAACTCAGGAGAAGGTTGTGGTAAAGTTATAGTATTAGGAGGACTACAAGTTTGAATTTTTTCATCTAGTGATTCTAATTTTTTAATAAAATCATTTACATAGAATGACATTAAAGCTACTGGAACTGAAAACCCATCAATAGCAAACTTAATAGGAGCAATTTTAGAATTCCCAAACTTATCAAATGTTTTATTAGTAATCAAATCATCTAAATCACTCAGCCCAGACACTATAGCTCCAGGTATAACAGGAATAAATTTAGAACCCAGTGAAACACCTGTTTTGGCTATTTTTAATGCAACAATTAGTTTTATTAAAGAATCAATTCCAAATTTAGCTAAACCTAATGTTATTTTAAACCCTTTTAGTATGTTAGATATAGTATTAGCTTGATCTAACACATTATTTCTAATAAAAATTACATTAGCTACTTCCTCCGGAGTAGGACATTCTTTATCAAACTTTATTAATTGCTTTTCTAAGCTAGGAATGATTCGATCTGCGAATATCATAGCTTGTTTGGTTATTAACCCTATAATTAAGTATATACCACTTTGTTTAAGCGCACCAACAGTGGAATTATTAATAATATTTTCTTCAATTTTAGCCATTAGATAGTTTTACTTACTTTAGATTTAGTTTTAGTCTCTAAATCAGCTTTGATTTTAACTAATGTAGTAATTAAAGGAGTAGTAGAAGCTACCATAGTTGTTAAATATGGAGAAGGATTTTTATTAAATTGCCCCATCCATTTTTGCAATTCACCTACTAACTCAGATAAAAGTTCTATAGTAATATCCCCTTTTAAAATAGGTTCTGTTGCATTTTTATCTCCCAATAATATATTAGGAGAATTTACTACAAAAGTATCTTTACTATCTATATTAACTGAGTTTTGTGAATTTAAATTTATAGATTTAGCAGCACTTAACAATATGCTATCCTCTTTGGCATTAAAAACCAATCTCCCAGAATTAATTAAAACTTGGGGAGAAGAATAATCACTAACTACCTCAGGAGCTACATTATATGAATTATAATTAAATATATTAGGCTGTAACTCAATTTGTTGTGTTGTAGTTAAATATAAAGATCCACTATCTTCATTTACATCCTCATTTACTGTAGTCCACCCTTCATCTGTTTTTAGACCTTGACCATTCCTAATTTTAATAATAGGATCTTTACCTTCATATCCCGCTAATCTTATAGAATTACCAAATCTTCCTTCTATAATATAATCACCAATATAGGGTTGTAAAGGATTTATATTTAACTGTTCAACAAACCCTTCTCCTAAATTAATTTCAGTACCCCCATCGGTAACCCTTCTAACACTACCCGCAGAAGTTTGCGAATAATCCTTTTGTTGTGATGGAGCTAATTCTGAAAATCCCGGTATTGCGTTGTGGTGTTGACTTCCCCAAACATTAATAGGAGGCAAATAATATAATCTATTAGAAGTAGGATTGCTTTCTAAATCTGTAGAGGGTAAAACTAATACTACTACTACTTCATTTAATAAAGGATATTGTTTAATATTAGGAAATAATGGGTAAGCAATAGTAATTGAATTAGTAGGTGTAGGTTGAAGTACATCTTCAATAAAGATGGCTCCAATAGAAGCCCATTCCCCAAAATTTTGAAATTCAGGATGAGATTCATCTAAAATAATATCCTTAACCCTACTAGAAAATATATTTTTATTTCCTTTAGATTTAGCAGGCTTATCATTCCCACTTAAAACCCCCTGAGAAAGTCCCGCTATGCCATATTGAAGACTAGGCATTATTTTTTATCTTCCTTGAATTTTTTAACTTCTTCTAATAACTGATATTTCTCATCTTCAGTCATTCCAAAGTTGCCATCATCTTGCCCTTCATTATTTACAGCACGTTGAATAATAGTAGCCATTTTGATGAGTTGTTCATCATTTTTAACTGAAATTTCAAGGTATTCTTTTAATAAGGGAACTACTAAAGTAGCATCCCCAATATCCTGAATTAAAGGTTTTAGCTCTGATATAAGAGTAGAAATTTGTTCTTCTTTTTTCTTTTGGTTTAGGTAAATCTCTTCCAATATATCGGAAAATTTTTTCTTACCAAATATTTTTTTATCAAGCTGTCCCATATTTATTTTTTATTTATAAATATGGTTCTTCTTTAAAATTAGTATAACCATTGTTTTTATAAAAAAGATAATGTTCTTTATAAATTTTACCTAATCTATCTGCTATTTTAGTAATTTGAGGTGTTTTAACCTCTACCATTTCTCTTATATAGATATAAAGTGCTTTTTTATTAAAAATATCTAAAGAATCCCTTTGTTGAAATATAGATAAAATGGCATCTGCAATTTGTGCATCTCTAAGTTTAGGAAATAATTCGGAAAGATTATTTTGGCAATAAGTAACATACTCATCCATAAAAAGTGAATCATTGTCTTTTTCCATAGGGTCATAATCCATATCATATGAATAATTTAAATTATGATATAATTCCTCTACTGGGGCTTTATCAATTCTTTTTTTATAGTTTTTAGTATTTTGTATAATTAAATAACGTTTAGCAATAGTACCAAAATATGAAAATGCTTTTGCCCCCCGTGTAGGATCAAATAAATGAATTTTACTTAATAAAAATGTTATTACCTCGTGTTGGAGGTGTTCAATTTCATTTACTTCTGTATAATAAAATTTAAAAGTATGGATTATATTTTCGGTAAGTTTAAAAAACCCATAATGGATATCCTTACGATAAATCTCACTCCTTTCTTCGGGATCAGAAGAGCCATTGTATCTAACAATAGCATCTTCTGTTTCTTGAGTAAAATATTGATTTTTAGTCTTTTTTTTCCTTTTTCTAGGGGGTAATGTACTCATAATTTATCTATCCTAAAATTAGATAGAACTTTCTGTAATTCTTTGATCTGCTCATACATAAAACCAATTTCATCATCGTTTTTAAATATTCCTTGCTCATCAACTTTTTTCATTTTTTCATCTGAAAATTCTATTATTCTACTGAATTGGTCAAGGTATGTTATATACCCTGCCAATATATCTTCCTGTTTTTCATTCTTTCGTAAAAGGTTAATAGTAGTAAATCCTAAAATTACAACTATTATACTTAATACACTAATTACTATTGTTTCTATCATAGCTTATCAAATAAATCTTTAAGACCTTTACTTTCAAGTTGAGAAAGTGCTTTATCTTTTGTGGATTTCTTAGCTTCTTTCGTTAATGTAAAATTCCCTGCTTGGGTAGGCACGGAATTTTTAAATTTAGGTAACCATTCACGCTCAAATTCAATACGGGCTGCCATTAAATCCGCTTGATGGAGAATAAATGGTAAAGAAGTACGTGGTTTTTGTTCGGGCATAAATGCCTTAAGATATTTCTCATTAGCTACATCATACAACCCATCATGGGTTTGAATAGCTAACATTTCATTAAATGAGTATTGAATACCATGTGATTGAAGCATAAATAAACCACGATCAGGTACGGATGCGAATGGGACTTGTTTATTAAACATATAATCCTCACCTAATTTATCTTTTCTCCACTTATCTGTTTGAGGAATATAAGACTCATGTTCTTCGCTACCCATTTTACCTAAATCATGGTTAATAGCAGAGAATACTAATTCCTCTGTGGTAAAAGTAGACATATCTGCCCCTTCTTCTTCCCACAATTTAGCTTGTTTAAGAGCACAACGAACTACTCGGTTTACATGCTCAACATAACCCCCTGGGAATGCATTATGATATTCTTTTTTATGAGCAGCAGGCATCATCATAATGCGGTCCTCATATTTTTTATAAAATTCAATAAGTTTATTCTTTCTATCACCTGTAATATGACCTGTAATATTCTTGCAGAATTCTTCCCAATTGATTTGAATTTGTTCGGCTGTAAGCATTATACTCGGTTTTGTTCGTTAGGAGTCATAGGTTCACGTTCTACCGTTGCTTTAATCTCCTCAACTAATTCTTCACACTCTACTTTTACGTTATTAACTTCTAAGCTATTTCCTCTTCCATTATGGAATTCAATATGCTTTAATTTAGCTTCGAGATTTTCGAGCTTTTTTTGGATGTGTTGTCTAAAATACATTTTTAAATGGTTTAAAACTAAAGTTACGAATTAAAATTTGAGGAATCAAGTAATTTTTTAAGAAAAGCACATTTTTCATACTCTTCTTGTTCCTCAAAATACTGCATTGATATATTTAATGCCTTCTTTAAATTCTTATATGATTTTTCTTTATTACAAATATCTTTTAATATAGATTGAGAATATGAATCGTTAATATCAAATTTATTAATATATTCCCATGCCCTATTAAATAGCATATAACGACCTGCTTTTTCAACGCCATCTGCATTAAAGGAAGGATCAGCTTCCTTAAACATTTTAACTAAACCCTTCTGATAAGAAAGATTATTATTAATAAGTTTTGAAAACATCCCAATAAAATATCGGGGATGATTTTCATCAATCATTTTTTTAACAAAATCAGGAGTTGGGATTTCTACCCCATTATCTTCTTTATCAGAATTAAATGCTCCAAAAATTTTGTTAATGTCCATATCATTTATAAATATAGTTAACCTCAAGGTCTCCTATAGTAGTGTTGTAAGTCCAATAATTTTTCATGTAATATCCCATTCTATAGCAGCCATTAAATATGCAGATCCAGTATCTATATTAGGATTTTCTTTTAAAATCGCCATTGCTTCAGCTCTTACTTCATTCCTTAGCTCATAATCATCAGCTTTAGATAGAATCATTTGAACTACGTCTTTTGTTTGCATTGTATATGGATTTGTATTCTTAGACATTAAGTAAATATTAAATCAAAAGTGGGGGGAGTCTTCACTCCCCCCTCAATCAACATGGCATTGCTCTTATGCTGCAAATTCTTTTGCTACCTCAAAGAGCTCTTGGTTTACTTTTAAATCTTGCTTAAAGTTCTTAATCTCACGAGCTTTACGCATTTTGGCACCTGAAACATACTCAAAATCACCTGTAACTACACGCTCTTGTACTAGATTAAACACACTCCACAAATCATCTCCTGCATCTTCTTTACGCACTGGGGTAAGGAATTCATCAAGATTAATTTTATAAAGCTGATCAACTTTTTGATTTTCTTGAACTTTAAATCGTGTTTCAAGCGCTTTACGAGCCAAATCATACTTTTGATTTTTATCAAGTGTAGTGGCTTTAAACTTATTCATACTATCAACTGTAAGGGGCAATTTATCAACCATCTCATTGATGGTTTCACGCAAAGTATCAAAATCATAACCCATGTGACGAATTTTCATTGAACCGAATTCTTCATCGGCAATTACCAACCCATTAGAACATACAAATCGATACATTCCTGCTTGGAACGTGAATGAATTTTTTCCATCATGTGAATTAGTCATGATGATTTGAGGCCAAACATTATCACCATCTTTTCCTTCAACCATCAAATCTGGGTGGCGGAAAACCATCATATGCTTTTGGAAACCTGCTGTAGCTGTTTTACGAGCAGCAACTTGTTTCGCTTCAATAACTCCCCAACCCAGCTTACGCATATCATCAATTACTTGATTGGTTGGAATGTGTGTGTAGTGCTTTGAAACTTCACTACTAGCACTTTCGGAAAATGCTACTGGGCAAACTTCTTTGATTTGCTCGTCGTTCAAAAATTGAACATCTTTTACAGCAGCTGAAAACATTAAATCACTCATAACTAAAAATTTAAATTACGGCTGCGATTCGCCCGCAACCTTACCCTGTAAATATACGAACGGCTTCCTGTGCAGCCAAATTTTAATATGACTTTAATATGACGCTTCTTTTTAAGGTGTGATAGCTAAATCTACACCAAATAATGAAGCTGTATTATTACCCGATAATCCAGGAAAATTAAATTCAGCATTAGGAGCTGAAAATTGCATTTGCTCTTTAGCTATAGTAGCAGTAGGAGTAAAAGCAAAAGTAGCAGTAGAAGTAGGATTTATTATAAAAGCAGCATTAGTAGACCCACTCACTACAGTGCAATTAGTTAATGCCGATAAAGAGGCAGAAGGGAACAAAGTTTTATAAACAAACTTATTACCATCCCAAATTCTTGCACCTTCCATAGCAAAATATGCAGTAGAATTATTATTATTTACTAAAGTAAAAGTATATGCTTGAGCAGTTAAATCAGCAGAAGACGTTTGAAACTTTCTTAATTGTGATCTTGTGTAGGATGTTGCCATATTAATAAATATCCAAAAAACCTAACTTAACACCTCCCCAGTTTCTTTATCTACGTATATACTTTACTCGCTACCACGAGTTGTTCTTACGATCGAAGGCCGCTTTTTAGATATTACGGTTTTTTGCTCACTATGGGGAAGAGGTTGCGTTGTGGGGCGAATAATGCGAGTATAGCGAG